GGTGGATGGAACTCCGGGCACTGCCCCCCTACCGTGAAGTAGGTTATCAGGCCGGATCGCTGTTCAAGCAGCTACTTGATCTTTCCGAGAGGGAGTCGAGGTATCGCACCTCGCTTTCTCGATAAGGTTAGGTCATAATCCTTTGGTTACCAACCATTGGATCTAGGCGCCCTCCCCCCTTGAATTAAAGGGAAGGGGTTAACTCATATCTTTATCAGATACGAGACTTGGATCATCGAGATGATCACCGTTTAAGGTACACCAGGAACCCTTAGGAGCTTACGTCGCCTTGGATATGTTTCCAGGGAAACAAGGGCCCTTTTGTTGTTCTTGACTTATTCGGTACAGCTTTCCGTCCTCATAATTAGGCACTGGAGCCACCAAAGTGGAACACAGCACTCCTTGATAAGGACATCCCCAGCATTTTCCTTGACTAGACAGGTCTAGCCTTGTACCATAGAATTATACCAATTGCCTCTTACGGAGGGTTTTGCATAACCTTCATGTGGGAAGTACCTTGGGTCTAATTGTCGCATTAATTACGCGCTCTTTACCTCACGATGGAAGAGACCATCGGAGCAGGAATTTGTTTCCCCTCTACTCAAGGGGCCGGAGACCTACCAGGAATGGTAGTGTTGACGGTCGACCGGCTAACATGACCGAGCCTAACCCTAGATGTTTTATATCTAGTTCTAAGGACTACAGGTTCCTCTGTTTGTTTACGTAGAGTGGACGCATAAGTTCCTCCATAGGTGTGAATGTACACTACTTCCCTTTTCCATAAGGAGTTAGAAGTAGGGATCTGGTTAGCGCTTGCTTACATCCATGTTCGCAAGGCTACCGGTGATTACTCTACGGCATCCTCTCCAAAGATTTACAGCTTTGGTTCGGATCTTAGTATCCGTTCGCCGAGACTTATCTCGGTGATCACGAATAAGCTTATTAATAACGGTTTCCGCACCTTCAAGGTCGCGGACCATTTTATTAAGCGAAGAGTAGATGTCGTCGAGGGACATTCCACCTTCGATAGGATCGAAAGATTGCCACCCCTCTAGGTCGCTTACATACTCAGCGAGGTCAACTCGCTTAAGAGCCTGTACTTGGGGTTTAACCACCCAATCGGTAAGGAACTTTAGCAGCTTGCTATATCCTTCCGGTGTTACCGTGTATGGAGCGCCAAACAAAGGCTCTTCCTCAATGTGAGGAAGCCAAAATGGTTGCCCATCATGGTCAAGAACCCGGAGATCCGGGGCTGGCCGAGCTTGGACGCGATCAGTGACACGAGGGTTAGATAACCTTAATAACAGGGTATCTCGATCCTCGATGAGTTTCCTAATCGAGGTAAGTAAGCGCTCTTTCAGTGAGTCCACAAGAGATCTCACAGCATCCTCTGTTACCAGAGGAGGTGAGAAGTCCACCCTATACTGGGTGAACCAAGCAAGTGGGCTTAAACCCCATGCACTTGTTGGACGAGTGAACAGCACTGCGAGGCCTTGAAGACGTCCAGGGCGTCGTATTAACTCCGGAATGGATGTTAACGCACGACCCTTATACCCAAGGACTCTCACGGCTATACTTAAGGCGCAAGTTACGCCTCTCACATTACAATGTGAAAGAAGTTCTTCTAATACAGTCGCATCCTTTATGGATGCTCCTAGCATCTGAAGAGAAATCCCAGAATAGTCGGAGCCGGCCCTATAAGTCCGCTTAGCGAACTCAAAGGTTCCGTTCCGCGAAATCAGCGATTTCGCGAGCCCTACTTCTACACCAATTTCTTGTAGCAGAAGGAGATATTCTCGAGCGACTGAAGCCGAAGCTATCACGACGTCATCTCCTAAGAGTGCGTATAATTCGAACCACTTCAATGTACCATATGCTTTGAATGCAGCATACTGGACTAGGAAATGGTGGCATAACGCGAAAACAGCCCACGATGTGTAGGCACCCATTGGTTGTCCTGCACCGTACTTCACGGCATCAGGCGTATTCCGGGGTACACGCTGCTTATCCGAGATCCATCTCGGAACCTTGTATTCACGATCTGTGAGTACAGATCTCCAAGATCGCGCTACCTCTGGACCAAGTAGTAGTCCTAGAAGCGCCTGTTGCAAACTTATTGGGAACCGATCAGTTGCCGCACTAAGGTCGTAAGACCAATAGTGTTTCAACCCACGTTCTGCTAATAATTTAGCAGGTGCGTGTTGATCGTGAGTTCCATCTTGTGAAATCTTTTGCAAGATCTCAAAGATTGCCTCGTGAAGCGGCTTCAATAACATTTGCGTGAGGCTATCCACCATTGCAAACACACGGATTTTACCCGCTGGTTCAGGTAGAAAACCTAGTTTTCCCAACCGATATCCATAGGAAAACCCCGGTAACGGGGTAGTCCCCATCCGTAAGAAGGAATTACCTTCTTCGTGTATGGTTTTCTCATACTCCTCCGAGGCACGTATCTCTCGATACACCCCCTCAGCTTGAGCTATTATACTCATCAACACATTGGTTGCTTCGGGCCAAAGTCCTTGGGCCGAACGTAATAATTGTTGATTCCCCAACCAAACCATGATATCCGTTAGGATAGCACCGGTATTGGTTCGGGTTGAGGGTCCCGGACCTTCGTCTGGGCCCTTAGCTGAGTTTGGACCGGATTTAGAAATAAGGATTGGGACAGGATTTAGGTTCTTTAAGAATGGCGAGTTAGCCAACTCTCGACGCGCAGGGTCTTTAACCTGCCGTTCCGTTAAGTACGGAAGTGCCGAGCCGATCAACACCGAAATGTACTCAGGGATCGCAATCCCTTTCCCATCTGGGAGTGACGTTTCCTCTAATTTCTTAGAGCTTCGAGCTCGGGCGCGGATGATGTTACTCGTCCCCTTTCTTCCAATCATCTCAAAGAAGATTGGCAAGAATTGGACCAACCACCAAACCCACCGTCTAAGTTGAAGATGATCCAACTCAAATGGCCTAGTAATAGAAGCTAGGTTTAGCTTCCCTGGAAATTCCAGGACTCGGTACAACCAAAACATGGTTGCCCAGAGCTTTACTGTCCATCTATCCCCCGAGAGTATCGCCTTACGGTGGTACACCGGGATCAGACGGGGTAAGCCTGACCGGGAACGTGATATTGCACAGCCTAGTCTCCGTGGATTATCAAGCAATTGTCCTCCGACAACCTGCTGAAGTAGCACATTACACCCTTTCAGGTAAATGACTACTCCACGGATCCCAACAGACTTCTGTTGGGCTGCAATCCAGGCCCCATAATGGTACATCGTTAGACACCAATGCCTAGTTAGACCTCCCTCTCTCAGTGCTAAGATCCGTCTCAGGACCGAAGCAAAGAGTGACGGCTTGTTTCCAAGCCGTTGCCAGTCAAAGACTGACTCATTTGATTGAAATTTTCTTTTCTTCATTTGAGAAATTTAACAGAGATTGACATTCGGTTTCCTCCTAAGTCGAGACAGCATAGCTGAACTCCAAAGGAGGGCCGCAGGCGCCCTTGTGAGGGCTTTGAGGTTGATCGGTCATAACCGACTGCAGTTCATGACCCCTCGTATCTATCACTAGACACGATGACTCTCCTCCCTAGCGGGAGGTGAACGCCTCCGATGGCTGGAAAAGCCATCGTACCCTGCGTGCTAAAGAGGCTTATACTCCATCATCTTTTGGTGTGTGGAGATTCCCGTGGTATACACCATGTTTATATACCAGGATCTCAGTAGCAACTACAGGGAACCATACATATCCTCGACACGAGGAATTATGTATCTAGGCACATGAGTGGTGCTTTCGGATTACCAATTGCCTTTCACCTAAGAGATGTCCCCTAACCCTTTTGGGGATTTACAGAGGAAGCAAGTTCTTGAGATTTACTCTCAACCTTCTCCCAAGCGTCTCTTCTCAGGAATGTGGCATAGTTAATTAAGACCGCCCTTTCGGGCTAGTCGAACTGCACTTGGCAGCTCCCTAGTACCGCTTTTCACACGGATTCGTAGGATACCACACCAATTTTCATTAGTTGGATACGAAGGACATCGGCCTTTCGGCTTAATTCCTAGTTCAGGACCACTATACTTTATAGTGCGACTGGGCAAGCCGCTGTGGATTAAATCTATTTAACATGGAATTACTCCCATGCACATTCCCTAGATTCCTGAACTCTTGTTTCAATACAGTTAGGTGAACACATGATGCTCAGATGAGCATCACACCTGGGGGCCAAGTAGAAGATCAACTTTTAACTGGCTCTCCGAGCGGATAGCGTGACCCGCCGGCAGCGAATATGTCATTAGACACATCTCAAGTTGATCCAAGACTATGGTCAAGGGTTAATTTGAGACCTCCTCTCCTGAGG